AGCACTTGCTACATTGTGAAGTTCAATCTGCATGGATTCAGGCATAATGCCTGCGGCATTGTGACCAATATCTGCAAGTGCACGTAACAGTGTGCGCTTTTCACTTGTTGTCGCGCCTGCACCGTATTTACCAATACGAATAGGCATACCATAGAGTTCCAAAAACTCGGCAAAGTCACGCACCGAATAATGCTTATACATATAAAGCCATGCCAATGTGCGGTACAACCCATCTCGTGCAAGTTGTGTAGAACGTGATTTATGGCGATGTACCACCCAGCCGAATGGTCGTAAAGGTTCGCCCATTGGATTAGTTGGTGTACGTAATAACAAATTATCGTGCTTATCTAATTTAAACCAAGACTGAGGGCAAGGTTTAAAGCCTTTTGGTATCCATTTCCCATTCACTTGTGCCCATTGGATTTCGAGCGCAGAAAACCCATGCCCGACCGCATCCATGAGATCCATAAATAAATCTTCAAGGTTAGGATATTGGTAAAATAGCTCGTCAATTTCTGCTTGTAATTTTTCTTCTGCTGGTGTTGCATTACGTGGTTCGACAATACGCCAATCAAGCGTAAGCACTGAACGCTTACGTGTCATTATGTTTGCCGCAATGCTACTGTCTTGCTCTTCAATATCCATAAAAAGCTGATGCTGAGCCTGAATATCACCATTTTCTGCATCATCTAAAATTTGTTTCAATTTTGATGGTGTGATTTTGGCTGAAGGATGATCGTCTAACACTCGTCCTGTAGCGGTAACTTCCGCATCATCAGTTTGCGTAGGCTCTGTCTCATTGCCTTTTAAAAGGTTTTTAAATTTGTCTAACAATCCCATAAATTCACCTTATTGTTTCCACACAGAATAAAGATCCGATTCATCTTCATCCCAATCGCTATCATCTAACTCACTAATACTTATCCATTCAATCGCTGCAGAACTACTTACTGCATTACGCCATAGCATCTCCAGTGCGTCTGGACCATCATCATGGTCAGCTTTTGGGAAATGTCTTAACTGTGATTCAAGGGTGGATTGTGAGCGGTGTAATAAAATTAATCCATTGGCAATATGCGGTTGCAAGCTCTCAATGCGAAGCATTTTGTCACTATTGGGTTTTGTTGCCGTAGCAGGCACAGGTTTCCCGCGCGCAGCTGAACGTTTAACCAACTCGGTTTTTAAAAATTCCTGGAACTGTACTGTCTCTACAAACCAACGATGGCAGTTATACTGTGTATGTAGGCGAATAACGTCCTCAATAATTAAATCGGGTAAACGCTTTTTAATCTGCGCTTCAACTACATACAATTTGCCAGTTTCTCTGTGATAGCCGCCAACCAAAATCGCAGACGGGTCACGGCTTGCACCTGCTTTACCCAGTGATGGGTCAACCGCACCAAAATAAATCAAGTTATTAGGTAACTCTGTCCAATAATGGAGACTATTGGCAAAAATCGCGTCATCGCCACTGACCGGGTCATTTTGATACTCGGAATCAAATGCCGAATGTCCGTCTTTGGCGCGTTCTTTCATTAAATATAAAATTGGGCGGGCAAGCCATGACACAACGGAACCAGCATCCATTTCCGATTTATGCTGTTGATAAAATAAGTCAGATAAGGTGTCGTCGTCGCCTTCTTCAGACAAATAGATGTTTTCCCATTCATCCCATAACGTCATATTGTCCGGCATGCGCAAAATGGCTTTAAATCGGACACTTCTCCAGCCTTTAGTATTTAAAATTCGGTTCAATACGCTGTCATAGTGCAAAATAGTGCCGACGTAAATTACGTCAAATTTCTCACCGGCGGCACCAAGTTTTAGAACGGCTTTTAAAATCCAGTTGTGTAATTTATTGCGCTGTTCAGGTGTTTGAACAGTTTCATCGTTCTCTATATCATCTAATACAACTAAATCAGGACGAAAAGCTCCATGGCGACGTCCACGTAGCTTTTGCCCAGCACCGACCGCTTCCACTTTTTGCCCTTTAGACGTAAGAATTGCACCGGCACGCCAAACTTTGCCCGGCGTAAGTTCGGGGAAATCAATAGCAAGTCTTGGGTTTGACTCAACCTCAACTTTAATGGCTTCTAACATGCCATAGGCTTGCTCTTTGGTATCCATAGCAATAATAATGTAATTTTTAAGGTTACATACCATGCACCAAAGCGGGAATAATTGCGTACAAATAGTGGATTTCGCCTCACCGCGGGGTGCGGCAATAGCTTGTCGGACGGATTTATCTGTTTCTTCAACCGAAAGCGGAAGATTTTTAAACAGATATTCGTGTAACTGGGATTTATGTGGAGAACGTACATAATGCGGAAAATAGGCTTGAACAAAATATTCAAACCCTTTTTCTTTATCTAAGACTTTCTTACGACGCTCTGCAATCGCATGCGGTTTATCATCCCAACCTTCAAAATTCGCTTCGATATTGCGCTGTAATTCAGCACGTAGTTGTTCGAGTTGTTTTTCGAAATCTTTGTATTTCATCTATAACACTACCGCAATAAATAAAAGCCAGCCCCAACCTTTGATACCGGCAGCCATTAACTTAAAAGCACATACAATGCAGACAAATTGCACAATCCAGCGAAAATAGTAATGCTTATGCACAATGCTTTGATTTTGCTTTTCCATTATTTAAACTCCTGCTTAACAATGCTTTCTAAGTCATCTAAAACAGACAAAAAGGTAGGCAATAAATCAGAATGTTTAGTTTTGATTAGATTAGTTACCATCTCAATAACTTTCCACGCTGTCGCCAACTCAGACACTTCAGGCAACAACCGCTTACTGCTCGCCACCATTTTCGAGTAACTGTCACCCAAGCCTTGAATCAGTTTTGCTTTCTCACTAACAGGCAAGTCTTCGGTCTTACGCAACTCATCCATGGTACTTTCAAAATAAAGCACAAAGGTAGTGAGCATGCCACGAGCTACATCTTCAACCTTTCCACTTGCCATTGTTGATGCATCACGCACTTTGTCCCAATTATCGCCACGAGCTTCGGCTTCACGTTTCCAGCGTCGTACAGTGTTATAGGACACTTTGGCTTTTTCTGCGGCTAATTCCAGCGTTAAGCAATCAAACACATAATAACGGCGCACATCTGCCTTGGTTTTTTCATCATGTGCCATATTCACTAGCCTCCTAATTTGGCTTTGATTAGCTCAAATCCAACCGATACCAATAAACCGCCCAGACCGCCAACTAAAGCGGATCGCACACCCAATTTAGCCATACTGTTTTCTACCTTAGCTAAACGGACATCAATATCATCCACACGCCCATCTAAACGGTCGATTTTATGATTGACTGCACGGGTCAAATCTAAAATTTCATCTAGTTTTGCATTTGTTTGTGCGCTTTCGGTTAATTGCTCTAAGCGTTTCCGATCTCTTGCTGACATTATTTATCTGCCTTGTTATCTAATTTTTTCGTAATGGACTGCAATTGCTCAGAAATTGCCCCTAATTTATCTAAAATGCTTTGATTGGTGATACTAGCCACTTCTTTTGAGACATAATCGCGCTTGACTTCTTTAACTTCGTCATGCAGGCTTTTAAACTCACTGTCTAATTTCTTAAACCACACACCAATAAAGAACACCGCAACAGATACCAACCCATTAAAAATCATCATCCCATTAATGTGCACTTCCATTTTCACCTCGCTGACAAATGGTTCGATATGTATCGTTATGTACTTTAATTTGACGCAAGGTTTCTGTCGTATCTTGACGGCTTGCGGAGATCAACGAGAAACCGGCACAACTTGCATTAATCACGGAGATCCCCTGACTTGTGCAACCCATCAATAAGAGTGTCACGGTCAGCATTACGACTGTTTTCTTCATGTTGTTTTCTCGTTTCATAATGTTTCACCTGCGTATCGGAGACTGCTTTTTCACGCACCAACTGCTCGTTATCTTTTAATAATCGGTCAATTTCACGCCCTGCACGTTTGAGCTTAAATACCACATAACCACAAATAGCCAGCGCAGTACCTGAGCCGATTAAAATCATCTGTAACGTCATTAAATCCCCCTTGGTCTATCCGTTTGTTCCGGTTCGACATAAACTTCGCCTGTAATCTGTTCTTCTGGCTTGGTTTGTTTGGCTTGATATGCCATTACAGCGCCCTTGGTTGCAGCCGAACCACCGCAAAAACAAGCAAAATAAAAAAACAAGTCAGTGACCGTAGAACGGTCAAGATAAACGGCATAAATCAGCACACCGGCCATGACTAAGAAACCGAAAAACTGAATAAAACCTGTCGTACTCGCACGACCATCATTATTGGTAAATAATTCAAAAAACTTATTCATTGACATAATCTCCACATAATCACTTCAGCTGGAGTAGGTTTCCCACGAAAGGCATAGCTCCATGCGTTTTTACTATAAAAGTGCGGTCGATTTTGCGGGAGTTTTCTGGTTGTCAAAACTCGGTTTTGTAACCAATTAAAAACACGTTTAAACACGCCTAAAAATTTAAACTTCATTGTCAATTGCTCCATATTTAAGATTGCCAGCCACGCGACGAACCCAGCCCTTACCAAATGTCGTAAAAGTGCTAAGTTTGCAATAAAACTCAAGGCGTTCAGCGTTCAAACGCATAATCACATCAGAAATCGCCATTTTTTTAATAGCGGCAATCGTCATATTGCCAATCACACCGTCATCAACAACACCGACTGCACGTTGCAACATACGACTCGCATTACCTAATCCATGATTTACCGCAGCATCAAAAAACTGATAAGCCACCGCTTCTGGCATTTTGTCGCATTGATAACGTAGCCAAAATGCAGAGTAGTAGATTTTATAAGCTTGCTCACGCGTCATTGCTCGCATACTGCCTTGATAACCGTTTGCCTGAGCAGTACGTTTAGTGATCCCCCAATTGGTTTCCCCGCCTGGGTCTCTTGGGTCATTAACGTAGCCGCCTTCATGACCAATTAAACGGTTGAAAATCTGTGTAAAATTTAAAGACATAAAAAAATACCCTTAATCTATTAATGATTAAGGGTATTATCGAAAAAAGAGAGTAAGATTAAGAGTGGAGCGACTTCAGCACTAGAACAAGGCGAAATTACTGGACTCCTTAGGATTACGCACTTGTGCCACAATTTCCCAACCACTGCGATCCGATAATTGATATTTAGGGCAAAGTTCAAGCATGGCCATGCGTCCTGATTTGTTCAAATGTTGGGTTAAACAATCAAAATCAGCCTTAAAGCGATAATTACGCAACACTCGCAAAGCCGTTTCGCAGCGTGGAATATAAACCCATTCACCTCTAAAAGCTTCGCGTAATTTCACCGCACTTTCCAAACCAATTAATGCTTTGAGCTTAGGGAAATAATGCGCTCCATCGGTAAATCGAAAGGTTGCCCCACCAAAATTTGTAATGATTTTTTCAACAGCAGGAAACCCAACTAAATCAACCATCTGTTGTACAGTTTCCGGCAGAAGTTCCGCTACATCTTCCAAATTCTCCACCATAATAACCTCCGCAATGTTATTTTTTGCTCATTCTCACACGGAAATTTTAAAAAGGCGGTATTTTGCATAAAAAAGATAAAAAAAATCCCACCGAAGTGGGATTTTATAGAAATAAGGGGTTAGCAAAGTCTAACGTACCAATCTTCAAGGGTTTTTGCTCGACGTGAAATTGTACCAGTTCCTTGCTGATTATCAGATAATCGTTGATTTCTTGGTAGTTTTGCTGTCGAAAAATAATCAGTTAAAAATTGGTTTGCATGTCCTTGCATCACTCGCCCTGAATGTAGAGACCAACTTTCCCATTCTCGGTAAACATCACAATTTCTAAATGCTAAGGCCATCAATTGCATAGGCATAGAAGTTGTAGCAAGATTAACCCCACTTTTCGTTAAGTTTAGATTTCTATCTAAAAATCCAAGGATTCTTGCACTATGTGCATAGTAATCAACTTGACGCTTGGTGAGATTAAGCAACGAAGGAGAGAGAAAACCATGTTGATATTTACATTTAACAACAGAAAGGACTTTATTAAGATCGTCCGCTTGAGGGACATTTATACTAATTAGAGGCATTTTTTTTACCTTTTTATAAACTTTTCCTTTAAAAATGGAAAGCAAAAAGGTATGATTATGCCGTGTTTACACAAAAACCACTTGCTTTTCATCTTAAAGGCAGGTTGTTTGTTTGGCATCACATAGTCATTGGTAGTGAGGAATGTGATACCGTCTCTTAGGAAGACCCGATTAGTTGGCGCTAATTGGGTTTTTCCATATCTAGTGGTAATAAAAACACGTCACCCCTAAATATTGATACTAATTATAGATATTAACGATCAAAAGATCAATTAAATATCACCTTAATCTATTAAAATAATCCCTTAATCGCTCTCTAACGCACGATTTTTAAAAATTCGATGTTTATACTGCCTTAAAATATCCCCATCTTAAATCGCGTTTTATTTTGCATAAATAGCATTTAGAAATTATATATAACCACATGTAACTATTTTTAGTGAATAATTATGCTATTTTATTCACATAAAAAATCCCACCGAAGTGGGATTAATTCTACTTAATTTTGTCCTTTCAACTGTAACACCTGAGGCAACAGCTGCAGCGTCATTTTCCATGCTTTTTCAGATTCATCAGGTGACAATGCTTTACAATCTACATATTCATTACCATAGTCCCCAGCATCAGTCTCATTTTGTGCAACAATTAAGGTGATTTTGCGTAATGCACAACCTGCAATTGGATTATAATCTTGTCCGGAAGATCCGTCTTTCATTCCGAACGCAACATTTCGTAATGCTTGATAATTTCCTTGTAAGGCTTTATTTAGTTCTCCTTTAGCTTTATCCGTCATCGAAAAAGCAGAGATAGAAATCAAGCCACATATCATAGCAATTAATAATTTTTTCATTATTTTCTCCAATAAAAAAGGCTCCAAAGAGCCTTTAATTTACACCTGATAATTTCATCTTACAACGTCTTTTTATTCCGGTCATACACTGACAACATCTGCACGACTTTCTTTAACTGCCACGGACGTAACCAATGGTAAAAGATCGTTTTGCAATACCATCAGCATATTCTTTCGGTAAATTGTGTTTGATTAAAAGTGCGGTAATTTTAGCAAGATAAATTTTCTTATCTTCACTTGGTGACGGCCGATTTCCCCAAAAGCTTGAACTGGATTTAAAACCTTTCTGAGCCATCACATTCAAGACTTGGTGTAATTCACTGTCACTCATCTCTGTGCAGCTGGTTTTGCCTGTTGTATTGGAAAGTAAACCGCGATATGTGTCATCATCAAGTCCCAATTGATTTTTCCCAATATGGATTTTCGCAATTAATGATTTACGCTGCATAACCTTTCTCCTGTTCTGTTTTCCAGGCCTTCCAAATTGCAAATTCAGGCGTATTTTCTACAAATTGCAACTGCCCAACAGAAGCATAACGTTCAATATACTGAATCGCCGCCATGCGATTGTTGTCTTCTTGTTTTACCGTACTTTGCATTTCGGCTTTGCCTTCATTACGAACCACCGCAAACAAGGGTTTAGCCCCTTCATACACTTTCTTCAAATAGTTATGGTTCGATAAAGCCTGAATATTACGCGTTTCCCGACGGTTCTTCATCACCGCTTGCACCGTTTCATTCAACGCATGAGCCAATAATGGACTAGGTTGATACATCTCTAATACTTCCTGCATTAATTTCAACGCACGCCCATTAGATAGCGCAGATTTTTCAGGGCGAAACAACCCAATATAACTCACCAACGCACGGGCATTATCGCCGCGTAAATTAGTGATAATCCCCAACATTTCACGCCCCGCATCATCTTCCAACAGCGCATCCAAATGAATGTCACTGTGGCAAATAGGGCAACGACATAGTTTCATTCTTTCGTCTCCTTAGTTACATCAGCAACAGCCCATTTTAAAAATGCTTTGATTGATATAGTTTTCAATGTCGCTTTTAAACCATCTTTAAGCCATTTCATTTCACAATATGTCACACTTTCATTAGCACGATTAACTTTAAAAATACGTCTCCAACTTACTAAAGTTCCTCTATATATTTTTACGTTATTTGATACATAATCATGATCTTCAAGTAAATCGCTTTCTTTTAACATTGTTGCTCCTTTAGTTAATAAAACACATTACTCAGCCCACTTCATCTAACTTATCCCCCTCTTTTGTAAAGAGGGGCTAGGGGAGATTTAATTGACTGTAAATGGGTTTTATCAATCTAACCCTGACCACTCATGATATGCGGTAGCCTGGATAACCAAACTAAGATGTACATCAAATAACTCTTGTTCTTCTGGTTTTCCTTTCGGAAAGATTGATATATAAATATTTTCATTTTCCTCCAGCTCCCAATCCCAATTATTTTCTTCAACAATTTGCTCAACAAGGCTATCAACACAATCGTGATCGCTTTCATACTCTTCACTTTCACTTTCTTTTATCTTCGCCTCTATATCTTCGACTGTTGGTTCTTCACTACCAAAAACGATATATTCCCATTGATATTTCATATTTTATCCTTAGTCGATAGGTGGTTGTGGCAATGGTTGCCAGTGGGTAACGACATCACATTTGCCATCAATTTCTGTCTCAAATTCGTTACCGTCTACCATGTGCCCAACAAAAACTCGCATTTCTTCTTCTCCGTCGTTATATGGTATGCCATATAGCAGTACATCTTTTGAGACAATGCCACTAAAAACTGTATGATATAATTCCGGCAACCGCTCCGAACACTTAATCCATCCATTGTTTTCACTCATTTCTATCTCCTTATCTCCCCAATCTCATTCTCAACCCTGGTAACAAATTCTGCACATTGCCAACATAAACCGCCGCATGTTGATTTTGTCCAGTACGTAAGGCTCTAAGCGCTCTTATTAGCTGTTTTGCTGCTTGTTCAAGTTGTTCATCCAACCGCACTTTTTCTTGCTCAGTCATACTTCCTACACTTCAACCACATCATCAATTTCCGTAATCGTGTGTGGCAGTTTATTGACATCACACACATTTAAATCACACATATCTAACACTTGTTCATTGCTTTCAGCTTCAATAACTGCCTCAACCAAACAATAAAAGCGTGCCACATATTTCGTCATAATGTTCTCCTAAAACGGTTTTTCTAATACTCGGTTACAAAATGCAGCACGCCATTTGCACCATTCTTTATTTTTAGGGGATTTTGCATTGAGTTCTGCCACAGCCCATTGTTCTTTGGCATCCTGTAAATCGCCCTGTTGTTCGCTTTTTGCCGCCTTTTCACTGTAATATTTAAAGCGGTTAAACTTGTGGATATTTTTCATACATTGCTCCTTAGTTAATGATTAAAACCTATTACTAATGCCCCTCATCCCGTCCCCCTCTTTTGTAAAGATGGGTTAGGGGAGATTTAAAGGGCATTTAAATAAGCTTTAAGCCCCAGCTACATCTAACGCAATCGGCACATACTGATCGGTTTCTCCAACACGTTCATAAAGGCGAACATAAGCCTTACTGCTTACTACCTGCACGCTCTCGCTAATCGCCTGCATCGCGTTTTGCCAGCGACTGTCTTGGATTTCGACGCGGCGCAAACCCAAAATACGAGAGGTGTTCAAATTGCCTTCCTTATCCACATTAAATGCACGTTCAATTAACGCTTTTAATTCAGGGCGTGAGCCTTCGCTCCATTCATTCAAGCACTCATCAATCAATACTTTGGCAGCCTGAATACGTTCGTCAAACTGCAAACTTTCATTGATGGCGCGCTGAATTTTGTATTTACCGTCATAGCTAAACAGGGTTACATTGCCTTTATTACCGCCCACTTTCGCACCATATTTCTCGGCTGAAAGCTCAATAAAGGCTTGCACATCACCAAAAATGCCTTCTTTGAAATGGCTGATGGCTTTGCTTAAATCACGACCACGTTCCACCCATTCGTGCACGAGCGCATCGCGTGCTTTGTCGATTTCTTTCACCAACTCAGCTGGCGTTAAATTGCCTTTGGCATCACGCCAATATTCTTTACCTTCAATCATTACTTTCATTTAGATTTCCTCTTTTCCTAACTTAATCACTACAAGCCGCTTACCTTTATCACGTTCACGTCGGGCGGCGGTTGCCGAACAGTAAATCGTTTTTTCGCTCACATTGAGTTTCTTTGCTAATTCTTCTGCCGTCCCGTCACCCAAATTCTCTTCGCCACGATAGACTGCATAAATTTGCCGACGCGTTGCCATCGCTCCTCCTAATTCAAATACTTACGCCAAATCACTCGAATACCTTCTACTGCAAACTGTGCTTCTCTATATCTACCTACATCTTGTCCCACCAGATAGACATAAGCACGTTGTTCTTGCTCTAGTTTATCTGTGACGTCATTCGCCATCACACGCAAGGTTGGTTTGATTTTTTCAAAATGCACATTCACCACAGTAAGCCCCATTTCATTTAAGCGTTTCACTGCTTTTTCTACTTGTTCCAAATAAGCCAACATTAAAGCGTTGTTTTTATTTAGGCGTTTTGTTGTTTTTGCCTGTAACATAATCGTCTCCTTAACTAATTAACATTTTGCTGTATTGTTCAATCATCTCTGCGCTAATTTCGGTCTCGTTAATCTCTGCCGAACGTACAACGCCGCGCATTAACTTACTTAATCGACGTGCGTTACCTTTACAGGCTTTCAATAAAGCCGCATTAAATTCGCTCGTATTAAGTGCACTTTCTGCTAACATTGCCAAATCACTTTCAGGTAATGCATTGCCAAGGTCGCAAGCAAAACCAACTCGACTATAAAGCTGTGCCAACTCATTATTTTTGCCTTTTAAATTCACCAACAAGCGAGGCATACCGGCTAAAATCACCCCACAACTTGTTAAATCGTGAATACGTCGGATAAATTCCAAAGAGCGGGTAGAAAGTAACTCGGCTTCATCAATCATTAACAAACGTTCCGCACCGTTAAGTTTTTCCACAATACTTGCCAAAACATCATTATTAACACCGCGACTGGTCGCTCCTACAGTCTCAGCAATTTTGCGTAACAGCACTTTCGGTGTGCAGCTTGGATCAACTTCAATTAAAATGGCTGAGCTGTGTTCTTTTGCATATTGTTTTAGCATCTGCGTCTTACCTAATCCTGCCGCGCCATAAATCACATTAATTTCGCCCTCTGCGTGGGCAAAGTGCATAATTTCCATACCGCGTTTTGCTGTTTGAGTGGGTACAAATGCATTGTTGTATTTTGCTTCAACCACTTTCGCCTTATGACGCGCCAATAATTCATCCACTTTGTTATCTAACCATTTAGTATCAGTTGGATATTTACCGTTGATATATTGGCTCACTGTTGTAATGGACACATCAAACAAGGTTGCCACTTGTTTTTGGCTCATCTTGTGCGCATCCATAAACGCTTTTAATTCTTGTGCTTTCATTTTTTGCTCCGTTATAATTCTGTTTTAAACCTACCTAAACCAAGGAGAACCTTATGTCGCAAACTCAACTCGAAGACTTACAGCAACAACTTTCTGCCCTAAACGGTCGGCTTGCTGTACAACAGATTTTAATTCGCTCGCTAATTGTTCAACTTGCCGGGCAGGATCAACTTGCGCTGCTTCAATTTCAGGGCGATTCGCACGATCAGCTTCGTCTTTTGTTACAAAGCACTGATGTGCCTGATTTTGTAGCGACGGATATGAAGGCGTACCTTGATTCATATCTAGAGCCGTTGATTGCGATGCTAAATTTAGGGCAACGCCACTAGGGGTTAAAATCCAAACTGGGAAATCGTTTATTTTCGACCAATCTCTTTTAATCAACGTTTTAGCGCGTTTAAATCGTCTTTTGGCGCGCGCTTTACGTTCTTTTTCAATAAAATTCTTCATCTTGTTCTCCTTACTCATTTACTAACTTTTTTCTTTGTTCCCACGCCTCTTTATCTGCTTTAGTTAAGAAAATTGGCGTTTTCTCATTTTTAGGTTTTGTCTGTGTTTTCAACAATTCAAAACCTGATTGCTGATGCTCAATCGTAATAATCGGATTCATTTCCGCATTAATCTCATCAAGCTGTTCTTGTTTCAATTTTGCACGGCGCGCATGACGCTCTTTACGAACTTTCTCAACAAAGGCAACTGGGAACGCATCACGTTTATTGCCATCTAATTCGGCATAACAAACAAAAGTGCCGTCTTTTTTTCTTACAATCACTTGGCTTGGGTCGTGTATATCAAAAGATGCTTGCACTTCGATACCATCCACATCTAACAACTTCGTACTGAAGTAAAAGTTATTAAATAATCTCAACCAACCTCGCTCAGGCGTTCTTAATACGCTTGGGCGGAATAGATCTCTTGATTCTGCCGGCGTAACAAATACCAAATCATCAGGGTTCACTTTCTCCATCAACTGACGGCGTTTTTGTGCCGGTGTCATACCGATTTCACTATGCACATGCTCGTTGTTGTACCAATCAACCCCTGCTTGAACTGCATCTAAAAACTGATTCCAGCTTGGCAATTTACCCACGGCCCATTGTTGCTTTGGCGTTAGTTGAGTCGAGCCTTTACGCTTTGCCTTATCTAGTGAAATTACTGCGGTGCTCACTTGTCGAATGGTGTCGCGGTCTGCTCCTGTGCCATGATAGGTTTCAAACTGGCGAGCGATACGATATAAAATCGTTTGGTGAACCCGCTCAATAATCCCACGCCCTTGTGGATTGCCTGGAATCCCTGTTTGGTGATTAATCCCCAAACGTGGCAACATCCCCGTAATATCACCATCAAGCATCCAGTTTTTCTCACCACCACCGTTATCGGAGTAATAAATTGCCGGTATACCGTAGCGTTCCACGCCATAACGCAAGGCATCAGCCACCGCTAGAACGTTTTCCGCCAAGCTTGCCGACCAACCCACAATAAAACGACAAGATGCATCCATTATTAATGTCACCTCAGGAATAAATGGGCGACCGTGTTCAGGATGGGCGACTTTCAATTTCATCGCATGGCCATCACCAACCCACACATCATTTACCTGCAACACGCTCCAGTCGCGTTTCACATAAGTGTTAAGAGCGCGGAGTTCAGAACCTGTCTTACGACCAATTTCCTTAATGTGTTTTGGTAATTTCGCCAACGCAGCACGAACTTGGTCAATGCTCGGTTTCATCTCTAAACGTAACGGCTCGTCTGCAAAACGTGCATCCCATTCAGCCGAAAAATAGTGATAGGCTTCTGCAACATTGATGCCATTGGTTTGGCGATACACCGCCAAAAAGTCAGGCAACCACACAATTTCTTCAGCCTTTTTCGCCACCCGTTGCATTGGTGCGAGGGCTTTTAATCGTTCTTCAGGCGTATCTGCCTTTTCATAATCCAACACCCACTGGTTCAAAGTGCGTTCAGATAAAGTACGATTTTTCCCTTTCTTGTTATTGGCGGTTTCCACCAATCTCATCAAATCATCGGAAATGCCACCATGTTTGATTTGTTCACAAAAGAACTTAATCGCCTTATAACGTGGCTGAGCTTGTTCGAGCAGTGCCACTTGGGCAACTAACGCCATTCTTGCCCCTGCCACTTCACGTTGTTTTTCCGTTAAGGTTTTTAATTCCACCTGACGGAGATCGGCGGGGAGGGATTTGGGTTTGGCTTTTACAATAGATACTGCAAACTTTGTGCGAATCTCGTCTTGTAATGTCTGTGGTAAAGAACAAAGCGCATATTCCACTCCGCCACCTTTGCCAACGCGCTTACGGGATTCCCAATTTTCGCGTTTTGCTTTATCTAAAACATTTTTGTGTGCTTGCGGTAAGGTTGAAAGTTTAAGTTTTAATAACTCCGCCACCGAATAGTGCGTTTTTAAAGAAATTTCATTCATAAATGATCCTTTTAGTTTCTTTTACGTTTAAATTCCTTTAAGATTAAAACTTATTCGTTAAAACAGGTCTTCTGTTACGTTCAATTCGTTCCCGAGAACGCGCAGCCCAAATCTCTTCAGGAGCAACGCCAACCGCATTAGCGATAAGTCTTTCCATTTTTGGATAAGGCTTATCAAGTGCGGTCTTTAATGTGTTGTAACTCACGTTTCCTGCTTGAGCTAAAGAACGCAAAGACCACCCGTTTTTACGCAACGCCGCCAAAATATCCGCACGATGCCAATCATTTGCTGCGGCTTTTTTTGTGTCGCTTAATACGCTCAT